GGTCAAATTCTTTTCAGGGTCATCATTCCATATATTCAAAAATTTTTCGTAATCTTGCAAATATGTTTTACAATCTTGGTTATGCTCTAAAATGTAATCACATAGCAAACAATACCAACCACATTGACTTGTGTTGATATTCTGTATCTGTCTATTATTGCAATATACAGGACTAAATGGTTTAAGAAAATTTGCTACATCTTTCGGCATTCCACAACCAAAGGGGTCAAAATACAACGCTTTGCATTTCTTCAAATCATCATCATCATCACTATCACTTACTTCATCTCTATCCTCATCACAATATATTTTAGCAAATACCCAGTGTGAACCGTTATTACCTTCTGCATCTGTTTCATCACTATCCATCATATTGATGTAATAACTTCCTAATATTCGTGGTTGCTCTCTTAATTCATCCTTACTGAATACCGACACAATAGGTAGTTCTAATTTTTTTGCTAATCTTTCTAATGCGAAGTTAGACAACATATAATATATAATACAAATAGAAATTTATATTATATATTATTTTATTTCAGCATATCGTAATCTTGCTTTTTCATTGTATTCTCGCCTATTCTTTTTTCTATATTCATTAATTTTATCTTTATTTAATTCACGATATAACTTATCTTTTTCTTTTCTTTCTTCTTTATGTTTATCTCTATATTCTTGTGATTGCTCCTTATGTGAATTTCTGTATTCTCCCACACTTCTTAAAGGTATATATTTATTAATACATTCATTATTTTCAATAAACCAACGCTCCCTTTCCTGTAAATATTTCTTATCTTCATATTCTACTGTTTCCATTAAACTATAACTAAAATTACCTCTTTCAATAATACTAAAAGAAGTTATATAACCACGCTCACCATCCTTCCATTTTTTACAACACGCTTTATGATTTGCTATTCTAATATTTAAAGATTTTGTTGTGCTTCCAAAATATACCTCTCCTGTTATACAACAAACAATTTTATATATAATTCCAATCATTCTATATATTATGATATATAATAATAATCTTTAAATCAAAATTATTATATTTAATTTATATTTTTTTTAAATAACTACACTTAATGTAGGCATATTCTTTTATTTCATCTTTACCTCTGTCTAATCTCCCACCATCTCTATAACTAACTGCATCTTTCACCTCCTCCTTATCATACTTCCAGTAGTACAACCCATCAGTAAAACTGAAACAGAAGTATGTAGGTTTATCACTTTTTTCTGCAAAAACGATTTTATTAACACCAATCATCGTATCATGATATTTGTTTTTCTCACATCTCCTGCTTTTTAATTCAATATAACAATCCTTTGAAGTAAAGTCAATTACAAAGAAATTATTACTACTCCTTTGTAAATTTGCATCAATAGTAGACCTAATTAGAGAAAGGTTCTCATCTTCTTTTCCACCACCAAAGGTTCTGTCTTTTTTCAACTCAGTATTATATTTATCAATACAACCAGCATTCACACCAATAGCACAAGCACCAGCACCTTGTGAAAAAACACCAGCATCAGCACCAATAGCAATAGCAGTAGTCGCTTGTGAAGTTTTACCCACAGTTTTACCAATAGCAACAGCGTTCATTCTATATATATAATATTAAGATATTTATTTTTCCTTAATTAAACGAATTATTCTATATATTTTAATTCAAACTTTAAAAACACAAAAAGTGCTTTTAAAATTTCTTAGCAAAGAAGAAACAGGACTTACGAAATCTATACCGATTATCCGCCTATTTTATATTATATACCGATTTTTTTTTTTTGGTGTAAAATGGAATAAAATTCACCTTAACTTAATTAACGACAAGAAAAAGTGATTTTTGGAGGAAGTGTTACACTAATGCTTGGATTAGGACAAAGAATAGGAACAACTTTCTTACCAAAATCTAAAATTGATTTAATTGGTGGACGAGGAATTGGTCTCGGCATTATATAATCTATATTGAGAAAATAATTTTGAAAATAATTTAATTTGAACCATATAAACCTTTACCGTAAGATGTGTATAATCCCCTACCGCCATATCCACAACTTTGACCACCTTGCTGGGTGTAATACGCAGGGATAAAAGGGTTCATAGCGGGACTATCCATTCTTGCGTAGGGTGATAGTGTCATTTCATTAGATGAAGGTTTAACAATAGGGTTAACTTGATTGAAAGAAGATACAGGTGCGTTACTTAGTACCTCATTACGAAGTTGAAGACCTCCAAAGTTATTCCTTAATGCCTGTTGAAATGGTTTGGATTGTGTTGCACCCCCCATACCTACAACTTTACGAGGACGACCACGACCACGAACAGCCATCATACCAGCACCTTCAATACCAAGTTTTTTAACAATTTGATTTCCTGCGTAAGACCCAGCAGCCGAACCAGCAATAGCACCAGCAGGATTACCACCAGTAGCAGCACCACCAGCAAGACCACCGAGTGTTCCAGTTGTAGCAGGAATTACATATCTACCAACTTTCTTGAAAAAATCACCAACACCAGCACCTTTCTTTGCTCTAATTGAAGCCATATAATCTTTTGCCTCTTGACTACCTTTTACAAGTTTTGGTCGTTTCATACCTAAACCTAATCGTTTAAGGTCTTCCGCACCAGTAGTAGCAGAAATTCTCCTATCAGCAAGATTTAAACTTTCTTTTGCTGCCTGTTTGTAAATCGGGTCATCAATATTTTCCTTAATTCTTCGTCTTCCTTCCCTTCTTGCGTATTCTAAACCTTGTTTCTTCACCTCATTAGCAAGTTCATCTTTGGTGATATTGAAATCTCTACCTTCAAGACCAGAAGCACCTGCCTCACCAACAAATTTTCCTACATTCCTACCTAATTCAGCATTACCGAAATAGCCACCAATAGCACTTCCTACAAGTTCTGCTCCTTTTTTAATACCTTGCTTACCGAGTTCTTTTATAGCTGGATTGTCAAGAAGGTCGTTCATTATTTCTTTTCCTTTTGCAAATGCTTTCTTAACCTTATCCATAAAACCTCTTCCGTGTCGTAAGGTTTGTGTAATTTCATTTGGTGTTAATTTAATTTTAATACCCTTACCCTTTTTATAAGCAGTGAGTAGCTTACGGGCATTTTGAGGTTCAAGCATCATTACATACTCACCTTTATCAGCACCCATACTTGAATGCGGGACTAAAACAGCTCCCCCCTTCATTAGCATAAGGGGTTGCTTCTTAGATAAACCTAACTGATGTGGAATAAACATTATTATATAATAGTCATAGAAAATAAATAATAAAATTAATTTAAAAATACAGTTTCTAAATTAATTCTTCTAAATATATGTTTTAAAAATACTTCTTATACTATTTTATTCAATTCTTGCCCCAGTAGCAACATCAATAACCATTTCACGCTGAAATTCAACGAAAACCATAAAATCACAAGACATACTGCTCGTATTCTGCCCTACAATTTGAACGGAACGAGACACACCTGTTTCACTTGGAAGAATACGAGAACAGTTGCCGTAGTAATATCTATAACTTTGACTAAACATTCTTTCACTGATAAGACCAGAAGAAAGACCAGTAGTAAGACCACCATTAATTTGATTGGATTGTGCTAACTGTTGGTTGAATGCTTCAAAATCATAGTTCTCATTGTTGAGGAAAAGATTGACACCTGAAATCAAAATATTGAAGTTAGTAAGCATAATAGGATCAGGCATAGCAGGAGTAGCAGAGCAAGGGTTTTGCTGTTGATTAAATAGTAATGCGGCAGTAGCAGTTCCAGCACTGTTAGTGTAATTATTAGATTGAGAAATAAAAGGAACAACTAACACACTTTGAATGTTGTTGATACCGTTTGAAACTAAAAAGTTGAATGAACCTGTGCCTACATTGTTAAACTGATATTGGAAAATATCGTTATACTTAATACGCTTGGTAGGTGCAAGAGAAAGATATTTGCTTTCAGCAATTGGGTTCATAGTATAAACAGGAGCATAAAGACGACAAGAAGAAAGTGAGGTTTGCTGACTTGTCTTTTTTGTCTGGGTAAAGTTGTTTTTAAATATACTAACTGAAAGTTGGAAATTATCACTGGTTTTAGCGATAGTTGCTGGTATAGCACAACCACCTTGACCCACAAGATTTGATGCTATCATAAGAGGATTAGAAAGACCACCCACAACATTAACAGCAGTTGGTAGAAGGATTGATGGGGTTGCGATTGCTCCTGTATTAGCAGTTAAAACAGCCCTTGTAGAAGTGAAGGAAACAATTGACTGATTGGTGTTGATGTAAAACCTCATAGTTGAACCTTTAAGTAAAGGGCATTTCTCAAACAAATCTGCTAAATCTTTAAGACGAAGTTTAGCATAAATCTTCCAAGTATGACAAGCAGTTTCAGCAATTTTGCTACTACGATAAACGGTTTCACAAGCAGCAGCAGT